GATCCGAAGGCAAAAACCCAGCAGGCGGACTCAACGCCAAAGGACGAGCATCCTACAAAGCCCAAACAGGCGGCACCCTAAAGCCACCCGTCTCAGCCAAACAAGCCTCCAAATCCCCCAAATCAGCTGCACGCAGAAAATCATTCTGCGCACGCATGGGCGGAATGCCAGGACCAGCAACCAAACCAAATGGTAAACCCACACGCAAGACACTAGCACTGCGTAAATGGGACTGCTAGGGCCTATCCAAACCCCACAAAAACCATACCACATATAGCAAATACAAAAAGGGACCCTTACAAAGAAGGTGCGCCCCCTATTTGCATACCCCCAAACCCCCAACCTATAAAAACCATAGCCCTCGCCACAGCTTAGAGGAACCCTATTTATAACGGTGGGCGTGGGGGGGCGGTGTCCCCTAGTGCCATGCGTGGCTGTGTATGTGTGCATCTAACCCATACAGGCAAATACCCGAAGGCGGAAATCCCCGTACAAATCTACATATGAAGGGCGCAACGCCTGCCACCTATTCATACAAGATATTGAGTGGGTCTATCAGAATAAACACATCATCTCCGTGTTAGACATCTAACTCGGCTAGTGAAAGCAGAAACAAATTACAACGAAATCAGGCAAGGGTACTACACCCAAGGCAACACACATCATTCTTGCGAAAGGATTGTCAAGTGCCACTCGTGGTGTCGTCAATGGTTACATTGATTGCTACAACGAATGGATTACGACTGACCTTTCCGCTAAGGAATGGGCAATGGAACATTGTGCCAGCATTAAGGGATTGGATTGCGATGAGCGACCTATGAACACGGTGCGCATCAACATTGGTTACATTGCGTGGGCAGAGGAGAACATTCTCGGTGGCGCTTCGGCGTGTGCGTCTATGGCGCACATTGTCAAGACCATCAGTAATGGCAAGACAACTAAGGTTGCTGAACCTGCGTACGAGTACACGACTCGCACGCTTGACGGCAAGACTCTTGTTAAGGAGTTGGTTGCGAACGGTGTGAGCCGTAAGCAGGCTGATGCCATTGCGAAGAAGTTGGGCTTCCGCAAATAAAGTTAGACCTCTAACTTGACTAGATGCCAAGCGTTCTTGGTGTCACGCATTAGTGCGGTGAGCACACACGGGTTTCGGCTCGTGTGTGTGACTCTCTACTAATGGAGAAATAAACAGAAAGAAATATTGGAATGATTACTAAGAAAGATATCGTTGCCATCGTCAATGGTGAGGTTGAGTGGTACATGGTTACTGCGGATGCTCATGCGTGTGCTGTTGCTAAGGCGATTAACGAATGTGATGGTGACTACGAGTTAGTCAGAAGCACAAACCGTGACTGGGTTGGCTTTCGTAATTCGTTGTCTATGCCTGCTCAGCGTGATGCCATTAAGGCGTTTATCAACTCCTCAGCGTGGGATATGTAACACACACTTGTGTGTTTGGTTTATTGGAAATCTACAAGGAAAGGAGAAAGCCATGTTGCCAACAGAAACAGAACAGAACATACTCGCAGAGTATGAAGCAATGATTAACTTGTTGATGCCAGCCATCACAGAGTCAGAGCCTGACACCGAATCATTCAACGAAGATGCTGACTACGCACAATAGTGCGTGTTAGACCTCTAACTTGATGTCCTATTCCCCGAAACGCCGTGAGGCGTACAACCTTAGGTGGTTGCTGACGATGGGGTCAGATAGTAGAAAGGACATAGCAATATGTCAACAACCAAAGGAATACCTGAATGGCAAACAGGTATCGCAGACATTGCGGACTATGTTGATAGTGAGTACAATCACATCATCAGCGTTCTCAATATGTATCAGGAACAACCAAGCCTGTGGGAGTCTTACGACAAGTACACTTGGTCTGAGCCTGTGCGCTCAAAGAACATTGACTTCTGTTGTCGCAATCGTTGCGATAGCGGTCACCACAAGTCACAATGGAAGCCATACCCAACTAAGAGAAAGGAGGTCAAGTGATGAAACACTTTATCCAGCACTTTACCTTCTGTGTATTCGTACACATAATATTCCACCTAACAGAAAGCATGGTATTGCCATGAACAAGCGTTTACGCTTTGCCCTATTCACCGTTCCAATCAAGATGCGTTTGCGTAATCACACCGTGTGGTTCCTTGAACAATGTCTACACAAACTAGACATCGATCGTTATTCAAATGAGCAACCTATCCGTCTGCGAGACTTCCTTTCAGACTACGAAATGTTTACCTTTGAGGAGGATGACTATGACTACTAATAATTATGAGCATTACTTTATGGTGCGAGCCACAATCACCGATGGTGTTGTGTCTTTCGCATTGGATTCATCTGTGAATGTTCCGTACAACAAACCATTATGGAATGACGACACGGGAAGTTGGCACAAGATACTTGACACACCATTAGATGTACAACAAGACGACGAGATGGCTTATGCTGTGTTGTTTGACAGGTTGTTACGCAGATACAAGCCTGACGGCATAAGCAACCTACCTACACATACAGGAGATAAATAACATGGAAACCAGCAAGCATTACGAACCACGACCAGTACATAGAGACCAAATCATTATTAGTTTGGGTATCTCTAACTATTGGATTTCTATTGTGGAAGAATGTGATAACGGCATCAAAGAACTTGCTTTAGTTCATTATGTCAAGAACACACATGGTCAAGCAATAGAATGTGTACCCCTGAACAAATGGTTTGATAGTGCGCAACGAGATTGCGAACTTACTATTCCATTACACCTATCCGCACGAGCATCAGATACTAAGTATCATTTACTTGAACGAGATGCGCCAGAAGCACAAATTATTGTGGCTGCTCTTGAACGAGCATCCAAATATGTTTACCTAACCACAACAATCTCAACAGAAACAGAGAAATAAATGAAACCACAACAATCCCGCAAACAGTACGACAACGACCTGGCTCGTTGCGTAGAGCGTGCACGCAAGGGAGGTGTCAAGCCTAAGTGTTGGCAAGTAATCAACACAGAGACTGAACATCTAACTTATGTTGAGGAAGATGATTTGCTTTCCTTTGAGCGTGATAACAATGTTGGTTTGGCGTGGCGTATCTCACCTATCTTTGACAGGAGGTTGTGTGACATAAACGGAAATGTGTACACGAAATCCCAGTAATCATTGACGATTTGACTACCTTAAATATCCACCGTGTTAGACCTCTAACACAACAAATAAATACACAACACCCAGGAGGGTACAATGACAACACAAGAAACAGAACAAGAACCACCAAGCCTGCTAGCGACATGCTGTATCTGCGCTGACGAACATCTAATTGAAGCATTAGTTATTCGTCTTGACGAGAACACTTCATACTGGCGACGACAGGACATCAACGAAGCACGAGAGTCAGGTAACGCACAGTATTTCTGTTCGGATTGCGATGACGAATACCAATACTGCAACGACTGCCAGTTGTATGTTGAGCGTGACGAGATGATGGACATCGGTTGGGACGAGATGCGTTGCCCATCGTGTTACGACCAGTACGGAAGTTGTGAATACTGTGACGGTGTTTACAACATAGATGACGGACCTCAATGTTCATGTGACGATGAACGAGAAGAAAGTTCACGACTCATTCACGACTACAGTTTCCGTCCTGACCCTGTCTTTCACGGTATGCGTCCTGATGTTCTAACCAAGGAAATCAAGATGTTTACAACAATGCGAGAACCACGACGCATTAGTGTGACTGGCTTTGAGTTGGAAATGGAAGCAGATGGTTGCGACATTAGCGATGGTGCAGAACTTGCGACAGATATCTTTGGTGACTCTTGTTATCTCAAGCATGACGGTTCTCTTAGCAATGGGTTTGAGGTTGTATCTCACCCCATGACGAAAGAGTACATACAGAGCGTGTTGCCTCTCGCACGATTGCGTGAGTTGTCTGACATGGGTATGCGTTCTGCTACTACAAGAACCTGTGGGCTTCATGTTCACATCAACAAGGGTTTCTTTGAGGGCAGAGAGTCATCGCTGTATCGTTTCATGTCTATGTTCTACAACAACACCGAGCAGTGGAAGATTCTTGCTGGTCGTAGTCGTTCAACATACGCACAATGGGATGAGCACGAAGCGACACAGATGTTGCGTTACGCCAAGGGCTTACGCCCTGGCAATCAACGACAAGCCAACAACGACCGTTATGTTGCGCTCAACTTACAGCCACGCCACACATTAGAGTTGCGTTTCTTCAAGGGTACGCTTAACCCTAAGACAATCCAAGCACGACTAGAGGGTGTACACGCTGTTGCGGAGTACGCCGTCACACAAATGTTCAACATCAAGATTCGAGAGAGTCATGACTGGGATCGTTTCCGTCAATTCACTAAACAGAACGGCTACGAAGCGTTTGACGCTTACGCCACAACGAAAGGCATATAAGAAATATGTGTTTATTAACATTCATGCAAGAGTACACAACAGCGGATGTAGATTCATTAACTATTGGTTCACAGAACAACCCTGACGGGTTTGGTTACGCTGTTCATGCTGGTACACACATTGTGAAAGGTAGCGGTCTCAACTTTGATGCCGTGTTAGATAACTTCCTCAAGACACGAGAAATTCATTCGGGTCCTGCGTTGTTTCACTCCCGCATCACAACACACGGCGGTACCAACATCAACAACTGTCACCCATTCCAAGTTGGCAGGGACACTAACACGGTTGTAGCACACAACGGCATGTTGCCGATTGCGGCTCGCAACGGTATGAGTGACACCGCTATCTTTGCTAAGGAATTATTCCCTAGTTGGGGTGGTGCGTCAACACTCAACAGCAAGAAGACACGCAAGAAACTATCCAAGTTCGCTGATGGTTCTAAACTTGTGTTCTTGTCTGCCAATCCTGATGTTCAAGATGACTATTACATCATCAACGAGAACGACGGGCATTGGGTTGAGGGTGTGTGGTGGTCAAACAATAGTTACAAGTATGACCGTTTCAGTTACTCGGGACATGGTATGTACACTACTGGCTGGACATCTACTGGTAAGACACCACCTGATTCACGGTACAGTATTGACACAACCAAGTATGCCAAGTACGACAACGACATATGGGACAACCAATCTTTACTTGTTGAGGATTGCACTTATGTTGACAAGGACGGTAACGAGGTGTGGGGCGAGTTGTGGCGTTGCGCCAACTGTGACCACATTGAGTATGTCAGCGAGGAAAGCGTAAACTATGCTGACCTGTGTTCACAATGTGACTGCTGTTGGTTCTGTTCAGAGGACAGAATGTTGTGCAGGTGTATGGGTGCACAGTCTGATGTTGTTGACGACTTCAAGCAGTCGCAACTGTATGTGCCGTCACACGCCAAAGGCAATTACGACTCTACCAACGATTGGTTCTTCTAGGAGGGAACAATGAGAAACAAACATACAGACATCTATGCTTACGCCAAACAAATGGCTGAGCATTGGATGAGCAAGAACAAATACAACGACTACGATGATGTGTGGGATACATACAACATGGAAGACATCAATCCTCTTAACAGGCAAGATGTTAATCTTTATGTAGATGACAACCGCATCAGCGTCACAGCATACCCACTTGTTTATGACGACGGTAATAACCTCGTCATTGACACAGACCAAATGTACTGCGTGTATTACTGCTCGTGGTACCCGAAACAAAGAACAAACCTACTTAGGAGAAACAAATGAAATCATACCAAATCAGCATGACAATAGAATTCACTATTGACGCCAACAATTCAAACGACGGCTACAACGATATCACAGATTGGGAAATAGAACGACACGCATTGGCTATTGTTCGTAACGGCGTACGATTGGAGGGTGAGAAGTTCAGCACAGAGAACGAGGACTTGTTTACTAGCGGTCGTGTGCGCACCATACAGACAACAGTAGCAGAGGGACTTGGTGGTATCAGTTATGTAAACACTGATCCATTAACAATGAACAACGCAATGTCTATGTGGAACCACATGGCTAGAGACATCAATGTGTTTGATGAGGACTGGGAAATTGTCAAGACACACAAAGAGTTGATGCAACAAACCCGTGACTCTGTATGGTCTCTACCTGTTATGGATGAAACAACATTCAGGAGAATGTGGCAGGAACTAGGAGATGAGTACCAGGAACGCTCACGGAAACTGCTGTGGTCAAGCATGCGTTCTACTGTGTGTACTCACTTGTCGGGTCGTATGGATGACAATCTGTATTCGCTACCTGAAACCTTTACGCCAGAACCGTTCTAGGACACAATGCCATACACACACAACACAATAGGTAACGACATGGAACTAACCATAAACACACAACTCACCATTGACGAACTGCGAGCGACCATCAAGTCCCTGAGTATCGGCTGTGACCAAGTAGCCAAGAAAGTTGGCAGAGTATCATCCACCAAATGGCAAGACGGCGTATCAGAGGAGTACGCTCTACTAATGACATCAAAGCATAAACTGGAACTTGCCTTAATTCAGTTTATGAGGGAGACCAATTATGAACAAATCTATAATACTTAAATTACTATTAGTATTAACACTAACGCTAGCCTTCTGGCTGTCGGACAACACACCTGCCAAAGCAGTAACACAATCAACAATAAAGAAAGAATTTAAATATGTTCTTGTCACATCTACCACACAAGCACCACAAGTCCACACCAAAGCGATACAAGCACGAAACAGTAGTAAGTGGGATATATCGTGGCTGGCTACACTCAAACGACCTAGCAACAAATACTGGGACAAAGTCGCTCAATGCGAAACTGCGAGCAATTGGAAAGACCGTGGCAAATTCGCTGGTGGGCTCGGTATTTATATACAGACATGGCGGGGCTGGGGTGGACAAGAGTTCGCACCCAAGCAATGGCTCGCAACACGGCTAGAGCAAATCACTATTGCGAACAGGATTGCGTTGCATGGATGGTTGGCTCCTAACGGTTACTTTCAACAGCCAGTTGGATTTAACGGCTGGGGCTGCATCAAGAACAACGACTACCTCAAACCACCCGTCCCAGCGCCTTGGACAGCGTGGGACAAGGTGGTCGCCAAGTCCCGTCAGAGACGCTGAGAAGCCTCCTAAGCCACGAAAGGTGGTAACCAGCCATGAACTACTGGCAGTGCCCTAAATGCACCCATTGGATAGGTACAGACCTAGCCTTATTTAAGCCCCCAACCCACTGGCATGAGCGAGGAAAGAAAGCCGTTGAGATGGAGCCCGTTGACAAGAAGCCTAAGCCTAATGCTAGGCTGTGAGCCTGGGGGGAACCAACGGAGGGGGGAAGTACCCGACCACGCAGGTGAGCCACCTTAGGGGTGGCGCACCACAAGACATGAATAACAAATACATGACAGGAGAACATGACCTTATCACCCGAGGGTTGCGATGTTATATCGCACGACCCCTTATGCTTATGCGATGTAAACATCACATCCCCAGTATCCCCAAAGTATCTAGCGATACCACACGAAATGTTAAACGGTGAAGCACTCGCTTACTTTGGCAAATGGGATGGCACAATACCACACTGGTGTGAACTGGTAAACAAAGCGACACCACCAATTAGATTGTTTAGGAAACATCAAGAAGCAGAGAACCTGCGAGGCAAGATTGACATTGCGCCAATGATCGAACATACCATAGCACCATCACGCTTCCTACCAGCGGATGTATATGCGTATCTCGTCAGAGGAATCAGGCAAGGCATGATGCCAACACCATTGCGTCAAGCAATCATTGACGAGTTCGGATACACGATAAACAAATCGTATGTAACTCATCTAAGAAAACGACTACAACACAAAGGAGAACTTTAATGAGAATTGAAGAACTAGACACACACAGAAAAGTATGGGTACGCCAATCATGGCTTAACGATGTACTTATATGCCCAGAGCGTGCACGACTCGCCGTAAAGCTTCCAGAGTGGAGGCAAGGTTCAGATGCCACACACATCGGAACCGCCGTACACAAAGGCATTGAACACTACCTGACAGGAGGCACAGTTAGAGATAGTTTCAAAGCAGCAAATGAAGAACTAGACAGATTAATCTGTGACGAACCGTTTAAGATTAATTCTACAAACGGCGTTCCACACATGCGTGAGTATGTACAGAAACTAATGAGCACCTTTGAGCGTGACATCATGGAGCATGTAGTTCCAGGTGGTCAGGTTGAAGCCAAGTTCGGAGTTAAACTGTTTGACTTTCCAGACGACACCTCGATACCTTTTGATGCACAAAAGAAAACGGAAGTGTGGCTTGGTGGAACCATGGACTATGTAGACCCGAATGGGTTGGTGTGGGACTGGAAAACAGCAGGACGTAAATACTCTCAAAGAGAGAAACAACTACAGTCCATTCAAGCGACAGCATATTCGTATGCCAGCGTAGAGATGGGATGGGCACCAGGGTACCCAGTAAGATTTAACTATGGAGTGATGACACGAGCCACCACCAGCGTAGGACAGATAGTACCGATCATTCGTACTGCTAGCCACGTTGACTGGTTTAAACATCAGGTAGACTCTATAGTACAACCATTTGTTAAACTCGGACTTGAAACTCCGTGGATGACAAACGACCAGCATTTTCTCTGCTCTGAAAAGTGGTGCACATACTGGTCAATTTGCAAAGGTTCTCGTATTAGCGAGTTCGAAAACAACAACACACAGGAGATAGCCCAATAATGGACAACTCAAAAGCAATCATCACACAAGTAGCCGCAAAAATTGCGTCAGAACTTACAATTAACAAAGCAGACCTTGGTTTGTATGCGGACAACTTTGAAGCGGTCACCGAACTGCTCATGCAAGCAATCTACGGTGGCGCACAAGCAACACCAGAAGCAATGGTAGCCAAGGCATTCCCACAGGCAACCAGCGGAGGCTTCACAGTCAGCATTAAGAACGACCAGCAAGGTCCAATCCCTGAGTGGCTAATCAGTTCATGTCAGCGTGACGGTGTTACAGAAGTGTACGACAATCGTGCAGACCTTGCAGCCAATCCAAAGCGTCCTTGGTTCAAAGCAGTGAACGACAAGGAAAAAGCATACTGGCCACCAAAGGGAGCGTAATTGAGACTCTCGCTTGATCAAATACAGGCGGGTTGGAACGAAGTTGAGGCAGGGGGTACCACGCCCCCTGCTTCTTCTATTCCTAAAGAGTACCGCCATTACGTACCACTCACAGAAGCAGCACACTCGTATGTGCGTTGGGCACAATCACCGCAAGACAGAGTTTATCTAGGCATAGAGCCATTAGATGCTGAGATGCGTGGCATAGCCCCAGGAGAACTAGCAATGATGCTCGGATACAGCCACGGTGGTAAGACACTGGTGCTGTTGCATGCGTTGCGCAACAACAGAGACAAGAAGATAGCGTTGTTCATCCCCGATGAACCCAAGACACTCGTGTTAACTAAACTGACATGCATGCATCACAACATTGATGCACGTCAACTAGAGATGCGTGTCGCTAACGACGACAAGGAAGCCATTGACCTACTGCGCCAAACAGCAGAGGAGGACTTCCCCAACCTTGCAGTCTTTGACCAACCACTGATACCAGCAGACATGGAACGAGCATACAACGAAGTGTGTGATGTGTGGGGCGACAAGCCCGACCTAGCAGTAGTTGACTACCTTGAACTTGTAGAAGCAGGAGAACAAGTACCCGAGAAAGCAGGATTCCTAAAAGGATTCGGCAGACGACACGACATCCCAATGCTAGTACTACACCAAACCTCACGAACCTCAGGAGCAGATGGACGCAAACTAACCATCTCCTCAGGTGCCTACGGTGGAGAACAACAAGCAACATCGATCATTGGCGTACGCCGAAAGAAGATGGAAATCGGAGCAGAAATAAACGACCTAAGAGAACGCCTAGATAGAAACCACACAGAGAAAGCACAAGAGCGTCTAGAGATGCTCATGTACGACCAGAAAGTACACGAGTACACAATCACTCTGTCTCTGCTAAAAAATAAACGACCAGCAGGAATGCTAGTTGACGATGTGGATTTCGAGATAGATGTTAAAACAGGACGACTATGGGAACTCAAGAACGGAGAACTACCCGACCAGTATTTAAGGAGCGCACAATGGAGTCAAGCGGAACTACCATCAGCCCAGCCATTCTAGAATCGTTTACAAAACTATTCAGAGGCAGAGGCGACGTATACGGTTCATGGGGTGGTGGATGCGTCAAGCAGCCACTAACACAAGACAAGTTCCTGGAACACCTACAAGGTGACGAACTAATCGGTGTGTACCCACTACTACCATACAAAGCCAGCTGGTATTGTGTGTGGGGATGTTCAGACATTGACGTAGAAGACCTAGATGCAGCACGCAACTTGCAGATGTCTTTCGCCGTTAAAGGAATAACATCATGGGTGGAACGAACACGCAAAGGATATCACATCTGGGTGTTCGCAGACTCGGTAGTGCCAGCCGCAACAATGCGCAGAGCATTCCTTGCAGCCCACCAAGCAATCAACTACCCAGCCAAGGAAGTAAACCCGAAGCAAGAGACAGCAGGAACAGGCTACGGCAACTATGTACGCCTACCCTATCCTAACGCCCGCAAGGAAACACCAGCAGAACGCTACATTCTCGACAACGATGAAAACATTATGTCACTAACAGACTTCCTGAATGAAGCCAACGCCAACCTAACCACGGAAGCACAGCTGGACACACTAGCCAACCTATGGCGTCCTCCGCAGCGAGTACATATAACCAACACCGAAGACAACGCAGACATCAAACAAATCCTGCGCAGAGTTGGAGCCATACCATACATCATGTGGAGAGACGGACCAATAGAAGGAAACGATCGTTCCTCCACATTGTTTAGGCTCGCATGCAAGATGCGTGACGCAAACATACCACCCAACGAAGCGTTGGTGGTTGTGCGTTCAGCAGATGCACGATGGGGTAAGTTCCAAGACAGAGCAGACGGTGAATCAGAATTAATCAAACTAATAGAAAGAGCATACGTAATTACAATGGGAACACCATGACCGAACCAATCAATCACAAACAAACCATTCCCGTCAAGCCAAAGGTTAAACAACGCCCACGGCTTGGCAGGAGAGGCAGAGTATTCACCCCTGAACAGACCCTTGTATTTGAAAGATACATTGGGTCATCTTGGCATGGACCATGCGCTGACACCCCAGTCAGCATGGTGATAGGCTTATACAAAGACAAGGTAACTATTACAGTTAAAACGCTAGATGGACCAGCGAGTAAACTGCGAGGAGATATCGACAACTATGCCAAATCAATCCTGGACGGATTGAACGGCATTGCATACACCGACGATAAACTCGTCCAACGACTACTGGTAACAAAACATGAGTAACGCATTTCACCAATCACCATTCCACGTACGCTTCGGCGCAATGGGGGACGTAGCAGAGAAAGTCTTTGAAGATGTATTCCCTGCACACCACCGACTCGGACTTAACCGACCAAACCTGCACACACAATCACTACCGTACATCATGCGGTTCCTGCCAGACTTCCTGACGGTTGACGGCATGATTGAAGTCATGGGTGTAGGTCGTGACAAGACACTCAAGTTTAAGATAGAAAAGATGAACGCACTTGCCCGTTGGCAACAAATGGCCCCCGTACATTTGTTTGTTTACGACTCCTCGAAAAAACGATGGTGGATATCACCTCTAGAAGCATGGCAAGAAGCCTGCATCTCCAAGGGCACAATCGATCATTTTGATGACAACAAAAAAGCGTATGTTAAACTGTTGGTAGATGACTTCCCATCTGAACCAACGAAATACGATGCCACCGCCAATGCAGTACACAGACAGCCCCAATAATCACGACACTGAAAACTACCGTAGTCAAATAAGGTCTACTAGTTACAGGCTTCCAGAAAACGAATACCAAGCGTTAATGGAAACCATGCCTCACGAAGAACCATACGAACCACAAGATGGTTTAATGGAACTACGTGACGCAGTGATGATGCATGTAGACAAACTACCCCCCAGGGAACAATGGATTGTGAACGCCCTCATGAACGAGGGCCGTTCACTCCAGTCCATAGCGGACGAACTATCAATAACCAAAACACATGTTTGGCGTTTACGAAACCAAGCATTCAAGAAACTCAAGGAAACAATGAGCAACGACACAACAATCAGAAAATCAGTACGAGTAGCAACCACATGGGACCAGTCAGCCATGCAGTGGCTGTCATACCTATCACACATTGAACCAGACATGTACGTCCTCGCAGGAGCAGACATCCCATCACTAAGGACATGGATCAGAGCATTAATAGTAGCAGAGAGAACCACATCCCCAGAGCATGGCGCACAAAAACTATTTGAATACATGGCTGTATCTGCTCTTAACGAACTAAAAATTATTGAGTCATGGGATTTAGAAACAGTGTTCCAAACACTGTGCAGTAAACAATATGATTACGGTCACGAAAATATAAACAAGTTCGGGCTGTACGGTATCATCGTACGCCTATCAGACAAAGTAGAACGGTATGCAAACCTTAAAAACAAATATGCAAAAAACGAATCAGTGTTTGACACGCTTCTCGATATCGTAGGATATTGCGTAGTAGCCCTAATGTTGATTGACGAAACATTCAACCTTCAGTTAGGAGAAGATTATGACAGAACACCAGGACATAGCTAATACAGAGGAGAAAGAACCAGTAGATGTGTACTGGATTGTTGCAAACATCTTTGCAATCATCCACTACCTTGAAGACAGGTTTGGGGCACCAGCAGTGGAATCAATTGTTGAAACAGCAACCAAGATTGAAGATTCAATGCGCAAGGAACAAGCCGAAGTAGAATGAAATCCACACAGTTCACGGTCGCCTTCCACATTGCGGTAAGCGTCCAAGAACTGCAGACAATCCTAGCCAAGCATTACGGTGTTTCAAATACCGAACTCGGCTTAGGAGTGTTTGTAAATGGATTGCCACACGATTGGATAGTGATTAAAAATGACAGATCAAAACGACTGGATTAAAAACTTTCTTCCCGAAGAAGATATAAACCAAATATCAGCAAAAGCTGAACGCATCATCAGCCAAGACTCAGAGTATTACGAGATGAGTGTTATGATGACACAAGCAGACATGCTAGACGCAGTACGTGCAGGCTATGGCATGCGAATGGGAGACCCCACATCGTGGATGATAGGAACAAGCGTCCTGATGTCTCTGCTAAGCACTATGGAGTACGCATTAAAGCGTGACAATATAGATATCTGGGAAGATTAACCCTTGATACGTTCTGAAACCTTGCGTTTGTCTCCCCAAGACTCACGTGAGGTTTCAACATGTATCCACTTAGCCCACGGCTGACCAAAGCCTGTAGAGTCTGGTGTAGCTGCTTTCCAGCCACGACCAGCAATCCAAATACAACAACCAACATAGTCTTGTACGACTTGGATTCCCAGTACTTCATGATTGAGTACTATCCAATCCATGACTTCTTTACCCTCCTCACGGGTGTCGTAGCGCCAATCAAGAGCCGCTCCAAACGAATGAGTAGAAGGAACAGTGCCACCACGAACAGGGCGCTTCACAAAAATCCCCAGGTTAGTACCACCCCAACGCTTCGCCAAATAGCGATTCAACACCTCAAGGTTCGGTGACGCAACACGAAACTTCACGTAGTCAAGTTTCGTTGGTTTCTGCCAATTATAATACTTCATGTTAACCCGCCTTATTCATTTGGTTTTGTTTAGCCTGCAAAGCAAGCAGTTGATTTAATTTTTGCTTCAAAACATTATCCTTAGCTTCAGCGTCTACACCACGAACAGGCATACCAAGATACCTCTGGAAAGCATAACCATCCCCACCAGACAAGTCAGAACTAGGAAACAGACGGTCAGCCTGACCCAAAGTTGGGATCATAGAAGTCAAACCATAAATGGCTTTATCAGGAGTGATGTACTGCCCCTTATCGTTTGTTTCAACCTGTCCAATAGCTGCAAGCAGAGGAATAAGAGGAGCCCACTTTCCCTCAAGCACTGTGTATTTGCCAGAGAACTTAGAATCATTAAAGAACTTAGTACCACCAGCCAACTCCAAAGGAACACGCATCAACGGGTTCACATAAGAAAGCATTTTCTTAGGTGAGTTCAACTGTTGAATCATTTCCTGCGCTTTAAGTTGCGGCATGTCTGGAGTTAAATACTTACTCCCACCAATACTCAAAGCACCCTGTGCTCTCATCCAATCTGGAACAACTTCATCCTTGCCCACACCAAAGTTAGCGGCAAAATGATTATAAATCATATATGGCTTAGGGTTATTCCACTGGTTAGTAATTTGAAGAGGTAAGTTGCGACTCATCCACGTCCAGAAAGGAACAATGTTTTTAACTGAATCATCCAACGCACTTGTCTCACTGTAGTCAAACAAGAATCGTTTTGTTTTGTTAAACGAAGAATAGAAATCCATTCCCTTTTGAGCAGAGTCAAAAGCCAAAGTGAAACGAGCAGAACCCTCAACACGGTTACCAAGCTTTCTAGATGATTGAGTTAACTTGTTGTCAGCCAAAGCAATCTTGTTAGTAGAAACGAAGTCACTAAAAGCATCCTCAACTCTACCGCCACCTAAAGCCATGTGTACGTCAGAAGCAATCTTGGCCTGTGGCCTTAGAGCCTCAGGAACGGTCAATAGCCACTCGTCAATGTTTCCACCACGACGCAACGTTTCACCAAAGCTAGTGTACAAACGCAAACCTTCGATCATGTTCTTGGCTTCTGCACCTGCAGCAAACATTTGGAATGTGTTGCTCATTGCGTTTCTGACATGGAAACCAGGACTCAAAGTAGAGTACGCCTTAAAGAAGCTTGTGTATTTGCTCAAGAACTGTCCTAGTTCACGTGCTGTGCGCCCATCACTGATACGTGCCATGTTGGTAATGATGTTTACTGCTTCTTCGTTTGCTTGCAAACCAGGAAGATTAAACTTAGGTCCAGCAGATACAAAACCATCAGCAAGTTGTTTAACCATCTTTGACGTTTCTCTAGGAGTCAATGCATTGTTTAATGCTATCTGTGCTTCACCAGCTCTTAGTTGTTCAGTGAAGAACCTACCTTCAGCAACCTGTGCTTGTGCAATAGCAGAAGCAACTGCCATTCCTTCAGGGTCGTCAGCACCATCAACGATAGCACGCATGACGGTATTGTTGTCAAACTTCCACTGATTAATCCTCGTAGCCAAATCGTTATCCCAAAGACCAGCAGCATCCAACTGGTCAAACATCGATTGACGATGTTTCAATGTTGCAACAAGGTTGTTTGGGTTGCTAAGAATTTGTTCAGGTGTTAAAGTTGAACTATACAGTTGTTTAATTTCTTCAGCAAACTGGAAGAAGTCTTGTTCGGTTTCAAGTTGAGAAATATTTATATTCTTTCCACCAGATGTAGTAACAACCATTCCTGGCGGACCAATTACGCTTTCAAGACTTGCCTTGGTCAACTCTTTCTGAGCTAACTGCTGTTCAACTCTGAGTGCATCCCTGGCGGACTCAATAGACCTACTAAGAGTAGCAGCATCAGACATGTGGGAAGTTAAAAGATTCTGAATCTCCGAGATACGTTCACCAGCACCAGACAATTGGAACCGTCTAACATTCAGAAGAACACCATCATCAAATGCTGAGTGAGCCATTTGCATAGCAAAAGCAGCTTGCTCGTGCAGTTGCAGTTTCTTCACCTCAGTAAACGCTGGTCTCATAATAGGTTTAGTAAGTTCATCAAACAGTTTATACTTAGCACCAGGCTTGCCTCCACGCACACCTGGAGCAAGATACTCTCTAGCCCATTTAGATGGGTTGCTAAGCATCTCTGTAAAACTAGGAACTAAATAAGTTTTGTTACCAACAGTATAAGAAGCACGAGGACCAACCTCTGTAATGTCAACAGCTTTTTTAATACCAGCAGCTTCAAGTGCTTGAGTTTCTAAAGTAGAAATAGATCTTGCATTGCTTCTAAGCGCCATTTGAAGATCATCCAACTCTGTAGTTGATTCATCAGCAATCTTACGTGCATCAGTAGCAGCCTTTTGAAGAAGCTTGGATTCACTATTGACAGCCTGCATAGTTCTGTTTTGAGCAGCCAAACTAGCCAGTTCTTCTTCTTCACGAATAATAGTCGCCTCTGTAGTGCGACTCCAGTTTGTTTGAAGTGTGTTTCTGCGCACACCAACATCCATTTGAGAAGTATACCTAGATGGTGTAAAGTGCAAGCCGTCATCAACAATAGCCTGATTAGCGAGACGTTCTGACTCTTTCAAAGCAGCAAAATCAAGAAGAGCCTTACTTGATTTTTCTGAGTTTTGATTCAACGATTCAATAATCGTCTGAGTTCTCTGCCACTCTGTTGGGGCACTACCAACAACAGGAGGGGTTACACCATGGCGGACATTGTCACGATTAATATAATAAGACACTGTTGTATTTGCCTTCAAGTCCCCAGCTGGGGCTTCAACCCTCTGCGACGATTTAAGATCTTTGGTTAGCTTTCCACGCTTACGCTTGTAAGGAGCGTCAATGTTGCTCCAACCCTGCAAGAAGTTAGTACGTGCACTTGCGGCATTCTCTGCAGCCTTAGCTGCTTCTTCCGCCGTGCTAGTAGCAGCAACAGGGAAATGATTACCATGAACAAGTTGAGACACCTTATACAAAGCCATCTGTCTAGTACCCATATCTGAAACAAGAAGTTTGTACTCCAAAGGAGCCAAACTTGCAGCAAGCGACTCTGCTTCTCGATCCAAACCAACAAGCCTTGCATTGTTGTTTTTATATACAGCAGACAGTCTATCAATCTCTGCTATGCGTGCCTTGATAACCCGAATCTCACCCTTAACTGCTTTGACTTCCAAAGGAAGCAAAGGAGTAGCAAACAAAGACTCACTCTCTGCCTTAGAAAAAATAATACGCTGGCCATCAGGCATTTTAGCAAATACAGGTTCGTTTCTTGTGTCTATCTGTGTTCGTGCTCTAGGAGTAAACGCAGGAACTTCACCCTCTGGAAGTGTTACAGTAGTGTTGTCTGTAACTGGAAGCTCGTCAAGGTCTCTTTGAATAGAAGCACGACGTGCATCAAACGTAGGTTTGCTACGAGTTTCGTATGCCTGCATTTCACGCCTATAAGCAGTTCTTGCTTCAGCTGATTTAAATTTTAAAGTCTTATTGGCTTCTTTAGGGTCTCTTAAACGTTTAGCAGTCCGTACAGCATCGTCTTGATTTAAAACATACTTCCTACTTATCTCAAGAAGCAATCTGTTTTCTTCATCATCAACAGCCTGCATGGCCTTAGCCACGCTTTCACGCTTAGCTGCAACAGCAACACGTTGAACATCCTTAACCGTATCCTGATAAACAGGAACTTCTTTACTGCCAACAACAAAACCCTCATCAAACAAACCAAAGTCATACAAAGCCGCACTATCAAGAAACTCCACAGTTTCCTTATCACTAAGAGCTTTAGCATATGCCCCAGTGCTTGTGTAAGCCTGGTGTGCAAGAACAGCATCCCTAGTTTTTTTCATGTCCTTAGTAAAACCAAGTTCTTTAAGTGCAGCCTCAGAAAGATCAGGGTTCTTAAACGCAGACTGAAGCTCCTGAGCCCTGTATGCTTCATCAGAAGCAGCAGCGGCACCCTTTATAAGTTTAGCGTTTTCCTTTACAAGCTTCCTGCTAACAATCTGGTCTACAGCATCTTGAAGTTCTTTAGCATGTCTAGCCATTTGCAAACCATAAGAGGAAGGAGTAGTTGTAAAATATTGCCTACGAGCACCATCTAAAAGAGCACCAACATCAAGATAACCATCATTTAGATCGTTAAAGAAAAGAAAGTGTTTAGAATACGAATCATGAATCTCGCTAAGAAGGCCTGGTGTTTTAGACTCTTTACGAACCAAACGCCCAGCATCATCGTAGTAATCAATTGGTTTAATAACATCAAAGAACTGACTAAACCATTTCTCAACACTTCTAGATTCTGCACGAACACTCAAAGGGGAAACATTAGCAGCAACAGCCCTTTTGTTAGTAGATTCAACAAACTGCTTTATAACCCTCTTTGCGCCCTCTACAGTAGCAGACTCTGAAGGATTAACCTGTTTGGCCCAAGGAATAACAACATCCTTAAAATAAGCTTTAAGATTCTGAGTAGCCAAAGCTTTCTCCGCTGCAGTAACAGTACCACCACGAAGCCCAGTAGCAGCCCCTCTTTCAACAGAAGTCAAAGACTTGATCTTTAAAGCCATATCAACTGGGTCAAGAAGCATTGCATTACCATCTGCATCCACAGTATTTAAATGCTTACCAATTACTTCTCGAAGATTCTCTCCACCATCCTTAGACAACGCAACTGTATATGCCTCAACAAAGGCATCATGCTGGCTCTTTCCAAGACCCGCAGCTATTGCTTCTGGTGTATTACCAGCAGCAAATATCCTGTGATAGTCAAACTGCATTTCCCTAAGAAGATTTTCAGTAGTTACAAGGTTGGACATTTTCTGTCCAACCCCTTGACCAAACTTTTTGTGACTAGTCTTTAAAATACCACGCCACATATCTTCAGAAACGTTCAAACCATGAGGAGCTAATACAAGAGATACAGCTTCAAACTTGCGTACAGCATCAGATATTGCTGCATACTTCATTGCTGAAGCAGACAAAGAAATTCTAGATTCATCAACGGTAGTTGATTGAAAAATGTAATCGTCAGCGTTTGATTTGTCAAGTTTTTTAGCTTTAGCTAATGCTTCTCCATGTTCTTCCAAAACATCTTTTGCACTCAAAAGTCTACGCTCAGAAAGGATAGTACCTCTTTTAAGTTTACCAGCCCCAAATTCATAAGCAGGAGTTCTAAGTTGTGTGTCTAGTTCTAAAAATCTTTTCTCTATTGCAGAAAATAGGTCTCCAACAGTAGGAGTAGATGTTCCAAGCAACTCTTCTGCGTTATCAAGATAACTACCAAGAAGAAAAGCAATGTCGTCCTCATTTTTGCCATTAGATGCAGCAATTGAAGCCATTGTGCCTATGTGTTCTTCGGTGAATGGAATTATACTAGTTTTTGTAGGAACAAAATTAAGACCAAGCGCTTTGTCGTGTGAAGCAGCCGCACGCCTGACAGAGTTTAAAAGTTCTGTCATCATTCCGTGTTCTTCATTGATTCTAGTGGCAGCACGCATTGGTTTATCCCAAATGTCCTTAAACGCCTTTAAGTTAGAGTTTGTTTTTTTACTAGCCAAACGCTTAGCAATACTATCAACCTCTGCAGAGGCTTGAATTTCTCTAACTAAACGATAGTAAAATGTTTGCAAAGTTTCAGGAAGCCTACCACCATAAAGATGGGCATCACGAGCAATAGCATAAATAGCTTGTGTGCGCATCTCCGTTAAAGAAACATCACTAGCCAAAAGTTTATTTAAAGTTTCTTCATGTTCAGGCAAACTAATACGTTTAAGTCTGTCTACGGATATAGCGGCATCGTTTGCCCACGTCTCACCAGAAAGTTCATCAAGCAAACCTTTAAACTCTGGAGAATCAATAAACCCTTTGAAGCTTCTGTCAATGGTTGTTTTGCCAGTTTTGGCAGAAACTTTTTCAACACCAGGAACTTTTATTTGATCAGTAATTTTTCTAAGCTGATCTTGAGGTCTTTTTGCTGACCCATAACCAAGAATCTCACGAATGGTTTTGTATATGCCATCACCCTGTGTAACACGAGGGTTCCTACCAGAAGAAATAGATTCCCAGTTGCTTTCAATAATATTAGATATAGACATGGCGCTATTAATAGACTCATTGCTTAACTCTATATTGTCAGTCAACTCTTTCATGCGCTGCTGTAGCGAATCAATAGATTCCGCAAGCAGATAATCGTTGTTAACTTCCTGACCGCCTTTTGCAATCAAGTCATCTATTGCTGATTCATAAACAGAAATCTCATTAAGTATACTATCGTACTCACGAAGAACAGGAAACAACGTGGCAGGGAAAGCGTCAGAAACATTAGCTGCACCAATCTCACCCGCAGGACCATGAAGTGTAGAAAGCTTTATTTTGGCTTCCTCAATAGCACGCTTAGTACCAGCCACCCATGTTTGATGTTGACGCAAAGCGTCATCAATCAAAGCACCAGTCTCGTCAATAGTGTGAACATTCATAACGTTATTGTTATAAGCTTCTTTTAACGTAGTAATAAGTTCGTCGTTTTTCGTAACCATGCTAGCCTGTGCGCCATCCATAGTTGCTTTAATCTCAGTAACTCTAGCACGTGCCAACGCAACGTCATCCGCATCTACAGATGTCTGCACAATACGCTGCTCTTCAATCTGCTTAAAGAACCCAGCCTCAGTCAACAACCTATTGCGTTCAATGATACCTAACTCGTCGGCAAGGTCTGAACTGTATTTTTGCATTGCAACAACAACATCAGTTTCAAAAAACTCACCAGTAAAGCCACCATTGTTTGCAATTCGGTTTAAAGAATCAATATTCATATCTTCAACTTTTAGAATATGACCAAAAAATTCTTTCTCTGGAACAAGGGATCTAGGTGTAAACGAATCAGGGTTAGCAAAAGGATCAGCCATTAAAATTTCACGCAACTTCTGACCATGGCGTGTTTCGCTTTTAGCGTAAGAAATAGCGCCCTCAGTCATTACTTGAGGGAAATAGTTTGTACGCATAGCAATGTCAGCGGTAGGGTCAATAGAACGCCAACCGTTTTGAACAACTTCGGCTTGAGTAGCAAGCCAAGTTTTCCATGCATTAAACCCAGCAACCTCGGCATCAGACGCAGTATCAATCAAAGAAGGATCCTGCAAAAACCTATACACAGTCTTTCTATATGATTCTAAATTACCCAAATCGGTTTCCTGTTTCAAGATACCATTAACTTCGTTTGTAATTGCATTCAAGGCTGAGCCTCTGAACGCTTTCTGACCAGCACCAACCTGAAGCATTTTAAGCAAGCCCTCGGAAACAGCAGGAGAAGCAGTACCACGAGCAACAGCAAGACGAGCCTCTAGAAAATCCTTGGGCATAGTCATTCTCTGCAGACGTTCACCCAGTTTTGTATCTGTAATACCTAGACGGACTTTAGACAAAAACTTTTCACCCATCTGACCCATATGTCCAGTCATAGGAATACGAATACCAGTTTGGTTTACACCAACCTTGATACGCTTACCAAACATGTAAACACCAAACTTGTTTGCACCAACTTCTTCAAGTTTAGCAGCCTGACCAATCAACGCTGAACGCCCCTCACGGGCTACAGCGCCAGCCAACGCACTATCGCCAGTACGCATAATTCTAGTAGCAAGATCCAAACGACCAACATAGCCACCCATATGTCCAGCACCAAAAGTCATGTAAGTAATAGGGTCCAAAGCAACGTCACCAATAAAACCAAGAGCACCATCAGCAAACTTATTACCAGTATCAATATTGAACCCAGTACCAACACGGAAATTGGGGTCTTTAATTTGTGAAGTAAAATCACCAAACGAAGCTTTAGTGCTCTTGTCACCATCAATAGCATCAACAGCTTCTCTGACCGTAGAGGTTACAACTCTAGCTGGGATAGTAATAGCCTGCAAACCTTTAAGACCAGCCTGTGCTATAGGGTTCCCCAATACACTGCCAAGCAAACCTTTAGGTTCCTGAGGCTTACCCTGACCAATAGCATCAATAGCGTCTCTCAGAGACGGGTTCTTAGACACCATACTGGCAGCCTGGCGACTGTATGCCAAACCTGACGCACTAGGTGCGGGAGCCAAAGGAGCAAGTCCTTGCCCCTGCTGTGTTTGTTTCTGTTCACGCATGGCTCTAGCCATTGCGTAACGCTGGTCATAATAAGGGTTAGCCATATACTGTAAGCCTTTTCGTTACTTAAACGTTGCTTGAAATTCAAGCATGGCTTTAAGCTGGTCTTTCAAAGGAGTTCTGCCTGTTTCAGCCAATGCTCTCATCATGCCCTTCTTGTAAAGTTCTGCTTCATTTGCAGCAGCATTCTGCTGACCAGTCATCTGGCCTTCTTTACGCTTTGCTTTCTTAACCTTGTCAACACTTTCCTGACTAGGGAATTTTCCAGCATCATACAACACTTTGTCAATATTGGGCTGTTTTTTACCACGCACAGAATTGCCAACCTGTTCAGCAGTTCTAAAAACTTCTTTCAATGGAATATCAATAAGGTTCATTAAGTTCCTAGGATCAAGAGTTCTATAGCTTTTCTGTTGCTGTGTTCCAAGCCAGCTATACATATCTCCAGTTTCAGGATCAACTTTATCCATTCCGCCAGGAATCTGTTTCTCTAAATCTTTATTAGATGAAATATAATTCATCATCTGATCAACAGAAGGAGACTTCGCACGACCCTTCTCATCAAAACCATTAAACAAAGGACCAAGACTAGCCATAGCTTTAGCTGCAGCAAGCTTAGATGCTTGCACAGCCTTGTTAATGCCATCTTGCTCTTTACCAATTTTATTTAAACCCTCAGAACCTTTTTTACCTATAGGCATATCAGAAGTAGAATACAAATCCGTAGGACTACGATACCCAGCCTTAGCAAAAGGATCCTTGGAAGCACCACTGCTACTTGAAGCACCCTCTGTGTATTCTTTCAACAAACCACTAGCAAGACCTTTAAGGTCGCTAGGACTGTAACCAGTTGCTGCAACATCACCAGCATTAAGACTGTCAATGTATGAGCCAAGATAAAACTTGTTTGTACCATTCTGAATTTTCATCATCAGGTCACGCATAATAGGGTTAGTTTCACCCGCATATTGAGACCACAACGGTCCACCGCCACCAACACTTTGACCACCTTGCGCAGCAAGAGGGTCATACACGCCAGCAATCATCGTATACAAAGGATTGTCTAGATTGTTTAAAGTACCAGAAAGACCTTTGTTGTTTCCTATGGCAGAAGCCAAAAGTTTCATAAGTTCAGGATCCATTAGAACAACTTACCTTTCTTTGGTACTCCGCCCTTAGCAATGGCGGCCATCAACTGTTTAATTAAATCACTTTGCTGACTTTGACTATTCTGTTGAACACTTTGTTCAGCACCCAAAAGACCCTTAGACAAATCAAACTGATTCTGCTGGTATCCTTGGTTTAGTTTCAGCTTATCAGCAAGCAAACCTTGCTTCAACTGGGTACCAGCCGCTGCGTTTTGGTTAGCAAGTTGACGAGTAGAAGCATCACGCTGAACAGCAACATCAGAAATAGCACCCTGCTGATTAGCGCCAGCAATACTACGCATAACACTAGCAAGATTATTAAACGCACCAGCAGAACCAGCGTTCTGTGCATTCAACACCTGAGCGTAGTCCTGTGTCTGCTGATCACCAACATTCTGACCCTGCAGAAACGATGACAACTGCGCAGTAGGAGTAACAGATTCTGCCTTCAAATTAGCATAAGGATTAGCTTGCCCCTCAAGCATCGTCTTTAAACTATCCATAGAAGAATTAATAGTATTACCAGCCTGAGTGTTTATACCAGCCAAACTTGACGTTTGATCACCATACAAACTCTCAAGACCACTTACGGCAGTATTTTGGTTTGTTGTTAAATCAGTTTGTGCTGTACCATAAAGACCTTTAATTTTTTCAAGCAAACTATTATAAGGATCAGCATAAGAACCACCAGTAAGCAAAGCCTGCAGCTGACGTGTGTAATCATTCAAAACATTACGTCCACTACCGCCACCACCAGTCTTGGTTGTTAAGTCTGTTTTACCAGCATCATAACCAGACTGCTCAGTGTTGCCCAAAGAAGTATCGTAAGCACTATAGTAAGTACCGCCAGCAGCTTCAGTGTCTTTTTTAAGTTTTCTTGCATCCTTAATGCGGCTTGCATCAACACTAGACACAGGCTTGGAAACATTAACACCATAACGAGCATTGTCGTCATTCTTGGGTTTAGCAACAACTAATGGTTTACGGCCAGCAGCACGACGCTGAGCTTCGGGGGACATTTTCTTACTAGCCATGATTACGCTCCTAAAAACGGTTTCCAAGCAGTCAAAGACGCTGCTGTATTTGCAATATTACTATTCTTTTCAAACTCTAACTGATTAAACTCTGCGTTATACGCATCCAAGTTTCCAGCATCGTCAAGCTTCATCTGCTGAATATCCTGAGCAGTTCCCATTTCGTTAGTATTTATGGCATCTGTTTTTTGATTAGCAAAATCAGTTAAACCCTTGCTATAGATACCAGACTTTACACCAGGACCAGCCAAACCACGCTTAGTAAAACTGCCAACAACCCCAGGGGCGGCATCCTCAAACTGTTTGTTAATATCAAACGTTTTACGGTTGCCACGCTGCTGAGCCAAAAACTGACTATAAGCACTCTTAGCAGCTGAAGCCCCGTATTGGCTCGCCGCCTTACGCTTGCGCTGTCCATATTCTAGATAGTTAAAATTACTTGTGTCGCTCATACAGATCCTCTATATAGTGTTTATTGTTACAGTTCATTAGTTATTTCCTATACCCATACAGGGACCAAGAACCAGTATGTGTTCCATAGTCAAAAGCAATTCTTATCCTATCAAATGCCCCTGTATTGTTGCATGAGCCACCGCCTGCGTAGGAAATTGCTTCGCCAACAGAATAACCACCACCAGTAAAAGTAAGACTTCCACCACTCAATGCATACATATCATAAGACCAAATAGCAGTTGGGGAAGCAGAATCAGAGTTGCCCCAAATCCAGTTAGTTGAGTTGTTTCTCGTCCATGCAACACCTTCAGAGCCAAGATAACTTGCATAGTTCATTGCTTGGTAATAACCAGCAGTAATGTTTGATGCACCATTTCTCAAGTTTGCAGTAAAAGTTCCCATTCCTACAACATCAACTCGTCTTGTGGTTATTTGCACTTGATAATTTGTGTATGTAGAACTAAATCCAGTTATGTCAAAAGCGGTTGACGTACTAAAACTATTTGTAGTAATTAGTTCTAATGCTTGTGGATTTTGTGTAAGACTATTTGGTATTATCCACGCTGTACCATTCCATACGAGCATTTTGTCCGTGTCAGTTTCAAATATCATCTGGCCCTCATACGGAGCTGTCGGGCGTGTAGATGACGTGCAAACACCAGGGCGTAACCCAGTTGAATTATTACTAATAGCCATTACTGAACCACTTCAAATGCTGTGATTTCGGACAAACACATGTTGTTGGCATACATGTTTAATTCTCCAGTACGACCAGCGTTATCAACTTTAATATCTACACGGTAAGTTCTAGAACCTGTGCCAGCCACGGGGTCCATCCACTGTAGACACGCTTTAGTTGAGTTAACCCGTGCATCACCAGCACCGTTGTAAGTACGCAAGACAACAAGAAAATCTCTTTCACGACTGCTTACAGTTTCTATAATTCTTGCGCTTAAAGTTGTGTCTACGGCTCCACCACCGCCCGTATAAAGAGCCAATTGTGGACTTGCTACAACCCAAATTGCACTGTTTGTATGAGATTTGTTGATGGTCACAGACAAGGTAGTAGCAACATATGAGGTACTACTGGTGGTGGTGCTTGTTGCGGTAGTTGCTTCAACAATGTTTGGCAGCATCCCTGTAGATGGGGTCCATGTAGAACCATCCCACACCAACACCTTGTCCGTGTCAGTCTCATATATTTGTTGACCCTCGTAAGGCGATGCAGGTCGAGTGGTTGATGTGCATACGCCTGGTTTGATTAGCGAACTAGCACCTATTTGCTGTGAAATACCCATGATTATTGCGCCTTGATGATGTAGTTAAGAATAATAGTTGGTTGCATGTTGTCATGTGCTGACGCTGCGTTGGCAGCAGTGTTGTTTGCGTTACTCATGCTTACGGAACCCGAAATAGAACCAGCAGGAGTAATAGAAGTGTTCTGGTTTGTAGCAGTCACACCTTCGGCAATTGAATAGTTAGCAACTGCCGTTGAAAGCAGTGTGGTCATTGAAGGAATGAAGTAAGAAGTTCCTGAACCTGAGTTCCCGTAGTCACCAATCATGTATCTGTTTCCACCAACAGAACCCATGAACCTAAGCAGGTGTTCGTGAGCATTCTGTGTATGTGTATGGCTTGCAGCAGTACCACTAAATGAACCACTAAATGAAGCAGTGTTAGCATGTGAGTGAGCAGGCAAACCAGACTGTGCGCTAGTTAACGTCACATACTGTGAACCAGTAACAGTGCCCGAACTGTTAGCAATATCAAGACGGCCAGCATCCGTACCGCCCATGTTGTCTACACCAGCAATGGTGCGACCTCTCAGGTCGGGAACATTAAAAGTAGTAGACCCATCGCCAGAACCATAAACAGTACTGAGGGTGTTGAACAACGCAGGATATTCAGTACGAGACACAGCCTGACCGTAGCACAGCAACCAACCAGCAGGTGCGTTAGCACCAGCAAACGGGTTTACAACCCCAACAGGAACAGCGCCAGCAGCACTAAGAACAGCAGAAATACCCATTACAGTGTTTTATCCCAACCAACAACAGTAATGTTAACAGCGCTACCAGAATCAGAATAACCCCAAAGTCTATCGCCAGCATTTAAAACAATAGCAGTATCCAAAACAATAACATCATTACCAGCGATAGGCAAACCATGAATAAAACGACTAGATGTACCACCCGTCACCGTGTTACCAATACCCAAATACACCAGTCGATCAATAGCTGCAGTATTGCACAATATAACTTGCTTAATAACCCACACATGACTGGCTGCAACGACAGCAGCACCAAGGGCTGTGTCTGTTGCTGTCAACGTTGTTGGGTTAACCAGTCGTGTTTCTACTCTGTCACCACTTGCCATATTAAACTCCTACATCCATTAAAATAATTGCACTAAACTTAGAATCATTCATTGGATCAGTAGAAATGATCTGATTAGCCCACTGTGTACCTGTATAAACCAAAGCTTGCCCACTACTAGGAGTGGTAATCGTTACGTCCGTCAAGTCATCCAACGTTGTAGCAGGGTTGTTTGTTATCCACTGTGTATTGTAGTTTGTGCCGTCAATCTTGGAAAGAATCTGACCTGCTGTACCACCAGTAGCAACTCCAGGACCCACAGCTCCCGTGGCGCCCGTAGCTCCTGTAGTACCTGTTATGCCTTGAATACCTTGAGGACCTGTCGCCCCCGTAGGACCAGTCAATCCCGTAGGACCAGTCAATCCCGTAGGACCCGTAGGTCCTGTTGGTCCCGTAGAACCAGTAGGTCCAGTAGGTCCAGGAACAGTAGACGCTGCCCCAGTTGCACCAGTGGCACCTGTAAGCCCCGTAGCGCCCGTTAAACCAATATCTCCCTGAATACCCTGTATACCTTGTGCACCTGTCGCTCCCGTGGCTCCTGTAGGTCCAGTAAGTCCTATTGGGCCAGTTAAACCCGTAGCTCCTTGGATACCTTGAGGTCCAGTAGCACCTGTTAAACCAGTAGCACCCGTAGGACCAGTAGGGCCCGTAAGACCAGTAGGACCAGTAGCACCAACTGCCCCAGTAGAACCTGTCAAACCAGTAGGACCTGTCGCCCCTGTAAGACCTATTGGACCCTGAATACCTTGAATACCTTGAGACCCTGTTGCGCCTGTTGCTCCTATTGGACCCGAAGAGTATGACAAAGCACTCCAAGTGTTTACGCCATTACCAATCTTAAACTTACCAGTATCGTATTCGTATCCTGGTTCACCTTGTGCAAGGATGGGGTTAGCAGCAGTCCATTGTGCTGCGGTTCCTCTACGATGTTGAATTACTACAGCCATTATGCATACCCCGCATCAACTAGTGGTGTTCCACCATAAATAGAATCTGGTGCTCCACCATCAAGGTTTAAAGAAGAGAAACCATTAGGACCAGCAGGACCTGTAGGACCTGTTGGTCCAGTAGGGCCTGTAGGTAATGTCAGGTTTAATGTTTGACTTGGGAATGTTCCTGTGATAGATGCGCCAGCTGTTCCCGCAGATACAGACCCGATGTTTAGATCGTAATAGTTTGAGCTGATGGTTTGTTGTACGCCACCTAGGTAATCTTTTAATGATGTGAAAACATGCTGTAAGGTGCGTGCGTCTGCAGAACGCAACTGTTCTAGCAGCGGTGCGGTCCATCCTTGTATTGGTGGATTGTTCCTTGGTGTTTCTGTAGCCATTATTTAGATTCTAACGCAGCCAATCGTGACTCTAAAGAATCTACTTTAGCAGACAGTTCTTGTATGGCTTTTACAGCCAATGTAAGCACTGCTGATTCTTTCCACATTAAAGGAATGTATACACCTTCTTTAAGTTCGTGATGCACTAAATCTGGTAAGACTTCTGCAACTTCTTCAACAATAAAACCGTACTGGTCTTGTGTTTTCAAACTGTAAACATCTTCAGCATAATCAGTATTTACATGGCTATCTTTCCATTTGTAATTTCTTGGAATTAAAGAATTGATTATCTCTAGAGAGTCACCTATTGGGCGGATATTTTCCTTGTACTCTCTGCGTGATACAGAACTAGATGCGTTGGAACAAACATAACCGTCCGACCTTATAACCATTGCCTTAACAGATGCTGAACTGGTCAATGAAAACTCGGTGGGGAAGTTTATTGGGTCGCCACCACTTAAATATATACCTGTATGAGTAACACGGTTGTATGTGTTTAAGTCTTGGTTAGCACCAGGACCTGCAGGACCCTGAGGACCTGTGTCGCCGTTAGTTCCATTAGTTCCATTAGTTCCTGCTGGACCTGTAGGACCCGTAGGACCCGTAGGACCCGTAGGACCCGTAGGACCCGTAGGACCAGCAGGACCCGTAGGACCAGATATTGCTACACCAGCAGCAAGTTTACCAACAGTAATAGAAGCATCAGCTATCTTGGCCGTAGTAACATTCAAGTCAGCAATCTTTGCTGTAGTGACAGCCAAGTTTGCAATAGCAGCAGTAGGGGCCTGAACAGAACCATCAACTTGTACAAGAGCAGTTTCCGCAAAACTTTTTACAGATGTAAAGTTTGCGTTAACCTCGGTAGCGCTGGCTACCGTGTTGTTTGTAAATGAGTTTGGAATACTTAAACTAGCCATTATGCTTTAACCTTTCTAGGATTATACTTTAATGTGAAACTATTTACGCCCCACGTTTGTGCTGGCGAACCAACAAATTCTAACTGTACAGACTTTGCAAGTCCGACACTTCGACCATTAACAACTTGGGATCCAGGGTTTGCAGCACCCCAAGTAGCAGAACCCCAAAGAGCGTAACCCCACAACATGCTACCACCAGACGCTGGAATATCAATAACGTACTGTTTCATTTCGCCATCTTCAGCTTCTTCATAGTTACCATAAACAAAAACATTCAACTGTGAAGCAGAAGGTGTTTGTTTAACAACCAAACTAGGGCGTCTAAACATTTTATTTTGAGCATACGAACCAGCATCAAACCAGCGAGTACGGTAACGACTAGTGAACTGATTATCTGTACCAGTAACATTATCTAAAGCATTGCCGTAGTTGTCTACGGTCAATGTGTACGGCTGTGTAGGGTGAGCAACAACATGCTTAGTTGTTCCGTCTGTCTGTGTGAAAGTTAAACCAGCAGAAATACCACAACCATCGTAAGAAGAAAACATTAGCCAAGCACCAGATTCGTTTACTGTATTATCATATACAAAAGAAACGGTCGGCGTGGTTGCGCTTGTTGTTTCACTGTATGGCACCGAAACCCAAACACGACGATTAACGTAGTTGACGTTAATGGCGTTTGTTGCTGCAGAGTTAACATAACCATTAACCAAAGCGGGACGCAAAGGTTGAAACAAGTCAACAATACCATTACCATTGTAAAGCATTAAGCCATCAGGGTGTGAATAGAAATAAACACCAGATTCTGTGGTTGCAACAGAACCAGGATTTACAGCACCAACAGAACGAGACACTTCAACAACTTGAAAAGTGTCCGAATCGTAACCAAAGATAGCAAACACTGCGTCCTCCTTGAAAACAACAATATGACCAGAGAAAACAGCAAGGGCTGTAATTCCTACAGATCCAGTATTAATATCGATGTAGTCATCAGCGGCCCAGTTACCAGGAAGGTTGGGATGAGACCATCTAATACGGTTAGGATATGCTACACCGTTTTCGTTTGTAGAAGCAACAAAGATCTTGCCAGCATGGGTTACTGTGTGTTCAGCTTTAGGAAAGAACACAGCAGGCAAAGTAGGAGAAGTGTATGAGTTTTGAAACGTAGGACCAGAAGCTGTCAAAGCAGTCTTGGTGGTTCCATCCCACTTGTAAGACACACTACCAGGTCCAGTAGAAATATAAAGATCCTCACCCCAAGAAGCAAAAGAAGCACCAAAAGAAGTAGTCACAGGAATGGCAAGACTAGTGTATGAGGAACAGTTACTAGACCAAAACACGTCACCATTAGTTCCACCACCAGCAGAAGAATAAGCAGTAGACAACATCAACCTATGTGTAGAAGCAAAAAACGAATACAAACCAGCAGGGTTCCAGTTAGTAGGGGTAATAGCGGTAGTGTTAGTACGACGCATAGCTCCACGGCTAAAAATACCACCACGAGGATCAATCTCGACATTCAGCATTTTAGGTGACTCATTAGGAGCCAACTGAAACTGGTCGGCACGAAGATTCAACCCACCAGTGAAATCGTCCTGACGAAGAACTCTAAGATTAGTAGCCATTACTGACCTAGCGTTCTACCAAGAGACTGCAACCAGTAATGCTCAGATGGACGTGCAGTACCCCTAGACATAATCATAGGACGATGACCAGAAGCACGCATCATATCCTTACGAGCAAGAGAAACAGCCTCCTCAAAGGACTGTTTGTATATGCTAGCCATCTCATTATCTTCCTGACGTTTGTAAGCCTGAGATATAGCATAATAGGCAATAGCAAGATGTAAACGCTCATCACAATCAACCTCTAAGGTTGTTGTGACAAAAGGTGTATAACTTGGTTTACGATATCCACGAACAGTCAAAGCATACGCAGTGTCGGGTTTAGGATACAGCTTGATTGTTTCGCTCCACTCAGCAAAAAACAAAGGACGACTAGGTGTGTCAAAAGAACCATGCCAAACGTTCTCGGCTTCATCCAAAGAAATAACAGATAGTCTATTTCCACTAGTTGTGGTGTCCACAATTGAGACTATTTCACGCATGTCGCCATTACCAATGGCGGAAATGGCGTAGTCACGCTGACTGGCGATCGTGCTGAGCGCATAGGTTGTTTCAAGAAACGGCCAACGGCGTTCAAGATTGATTACACGCTGGAACCCATCTTTAAGATACTGATACACCAAAGCAGTTGGCAGGTCAGCAGCGTCAAGATCTAAAATTTCATAAACAAAATCTTTAAGTTCAGCAGTTGTGCTCATTCAGCTTCTTTCTTTGTGTTGGCACGTAAATGCCCGATGCAGTATTCTGTGCCTTTGGCTTTAGGGCCTTCACAGGTGTCATCGTTGGCTATGCAACGTTGACGACCAACGTAAGGCAATCCGCCAATTTGTAGTTTAGAGGTAGCAGACTGGTTTACAGGCAGGCTACCACCAACAAGGGTTCCGTATAGGGCATTAACAGTTTTAAAGGTCATACCCTATACGAATTTGTTACTTGTTTTAGTAACCCTTCATTTTGTTGGCTGCGCCACGTGTGACGCTTTTGCTTGTGCGGGAAGCACTAGCTTTTGCCGAAGCAGCTTTGTTTGCACGATTAGTTTGTGCAGCACGCTTAATGTTTGCCATTGAGCCACGACGATCACTAGGTGAAGGTGCAGCCTTTGCTTCAGCCTTACGACTTGCAGTAGCAGCCTTACGACTTGCAGAAGCCGCACGACCTTGCTTGGCCATAGTCATCATCTTGTCATCAGAAGCCTTATATGAGGCAGACACACGAGCTGACGCTGCTTTTTTAGCTGTAACAACTTTAGCCGCAGCCGCAGTTTTCTGTGTTGCCGCAACTTTAGCATTTGCTGCTTTTCGTGCAGCAACAGCATCCCTTTGGCTTTTTGCTTCTGCAGCCTTCTTG